TCGCGGTCTGAACCTCCTGAACGTTGCCATCCGCGGCATTCAGATCGCGGGGCTGGCCGCCGGCGTCCGCGCGCTCGCCAAGGCCGGCGACGAGCTGACCCAGAGCCTGTCGCGTCTGCAGATCGCGACCGGCTCCGTCAGCCGGGCCTCCGAGATCTACGCGACCCTCTACCGCAACGCGCTGCAGACCGGCGTCGCCGTGTCGGAGGGTGTCGAGGCCTTCCAGCGCTTCGCCATCGCCGGCCGCGAGATCGGCGCCACCTCCGAGCAGGTGGTTCGCCTCGTCGCCGGTCTGCAGCGCGTCGCCATCGTCTCCGGCGCCTCCGCGGGGGAGGTATCGGCCGCCACCCTGCAGCTCGGCCAGGCGCTGGCCTCCGGCGTTTTGCAGGGCGACGAACTCCGCTCCGTGCTTGAACAGATGCCGCTGCTCGCCGAGGCCCTGGCGAAGGAGCTCGGCGTCTCCATCGGCGAGCTGCGAAAGCTCGGCTCCGAAGGCAAGCTCACCGCCGACCGGGTCTTCCCTGCGCTGATCCGCGCCGCCGAGCGCGTCGGCACCTCGCTGGAACAGGCCCCACTCTCCCTCGGCCGTGCCTTCGGGCAGTTGTCGACGGCGACGGAGAACTTCCTCGGCCAGCTTGACCGCGCCGTTGGCCTGTCGAACGCGCTCGCCCGCGCCCTTTCCGCCGCCGCCCGGGCGGTGGACAGCGCACGCCGTGGTGCCGGCTTGCTCGATGAGGAAGAGCGCCTCAACGACCTTCGGCGTCAGGCCCAGGTGCTGGCCAACCAGATCGGCCAGATGGAATCCGAGGGTGTTGGACGGCCGATTGTCCAGAACCAGCCCAATCGGAACGCCATTCGCCCTGGCCTTGTCGGCGCTGCTGCTGCGCAGGTAGGCGTTGATCGCGTCCAGCGCCTCGAGGAACTGCGCCGCTCCTACTTCGGCATCCTCGCCGAGATCGAGACCGCCGAGCGGGAGTCCCTGGCCCGCCGGATCGAGGAGCAGGACCGCGCCAGCCAGCAGGCCGCCGATGCCCGTCGCCGCCGCGCCACCCAGGACATTCTCGACCTCCGCCGCGACCTCGACGACCGTTTCAGGATCGAGCGGCAGCATGAGGAGCGGCTCCGTCGGCTGCGCGACGCGGAGGCCGCAGGCGCCATCGACGCCGCCGAGCGGCAGCGGCTTGAGACGCTGGCCACGAACGAGCGCGACGAGGCGCTCCGCAAGCTGGAAGGCACCAGCCGCCGTGTCACTGCGGCCCGGAACGACGAGCGCGACGCGGAGCGCGAGCTCAACGACGTTCTCCGCGAGCGCGAGCGGCTCATCCAGGCGAACGAGACCGCCTATGAACGCTACCAGCGCCGTCTCGAAAGCCTCGGCAGACTGGCCGAGCGTGCGGAGCAGCTCGGCGTCCCGATCCCCGACGAGTTCATCCAGCGCGAGGCAGAGGCCGCGCTGGAAGCCTTGGAGGAGGCCAACAACCGGGTTGGCGAAGCCACCGAGCGCGCCAACGACACCGCTCGCGAGCTCGGGCTCACCTTCTCCTCCGCCTTCGAGGATGCCGTGCTGCGTGGCGAGAAGCTGCGCGACGTGCTGCGTGGCATCCTCACCGACATATCCCGCCTGGTCCTGCGCCGCACCGTCACGGAGCCTTTGACGAACGCTCTTGGCAGCCTGCTCGGCGGCAGCAGCGGCGGCTCCTTCGACCTGGGCAAGGCAATCGCCACCGGCTTCGGGCTGTTCGGCGGGGGCGGTGGCCTCAAGGCGGCAAACGGCGCCGTGCTGGATCGGATGGGCGTGGTACCCTTCGCCAGGGGCGGGATCGTCGACAGCCCGGTGCTGTTCCCCTTTGCCCGCGGCGTTGGCCTGATGGGCGAGGCCGGTCCCGAAGCCATCCTGCCGCTGCGTCGCACCCGCGAGGGCCGCCTCGGCGTCGAGGCTGCCGGCCAGTCCATGGCCATCACCATCAACATCACGAGCCCCGACGCCGATGGCTTCCGGCGCTCCCGCGCCCAGGTCGCCGCCGCCATCGGCGACGCCGTCCGACGCGGAGCCCGCCTGCGATGACCGCCTTCCACGAGGTCCGCTTTCCCGACGCCATCGCCTACGGCGCCACCGGGGGGCCCGTCTGGTCCACGACCGTCACCGTGCTCTCCACCGGCGCCGAGCAGCGCAACCAGAATTGGGTCAACGCACGTCATCGCTGGAACATCGCCACCGGCATCAAGAAGCTGGCCGATTTCCATCAGGTGTTGCGCTTCTTCCAGGCGAGGCGAGGGCGACTGCATGGCTTCCGGTTCAAGGACTGGCAGGACTATTCGTCCGCGTCGGCGCCGAACGTGCCTACCAGCGCGGGCGACCACATCATCGGCGTCGGGCCAGGTCCGCACCAGCTCGTGAAGATCTACTCCGATGCCGGGGGGAGCTGGACCCGCACCATCCGCAAGCCGGTCGCCAATACGGTGAAAATCCGCGTCGGCGCTTTCGATCAGGTGTCGCCGACCTGGGACTATCCATGGGCGGTGGACACGACCACCGGTATCGTCACCTTCACCGGACCCAACACGCCGCCGCCAGGCTTCACCATCCGCGCCGGCTTCGAGTTCGACGTCCCCGTCCGCTTTGACACCGACGCGCTCGCTGGCACCTACGAGACCTGGCAGGCGGTCGCCGTGCGCGACATCGACATCATCGAGATCAGGATCTGAGCCATGGCGCTGCTGTTCTTCGAAGGCTTCGACAAATACGGCACTGCGACGCAGATGTCGCAGCAGGCCAATTACAGCATCGGCAGCAGCCCGACGATCATCATCACCACGCCCCGCACCGGCCGCGCCTGCCTCGAATGCTGGAACGGCGGCAATGCCCGCTTCAACGTGACTCCTACGGGCAGCACGCTCATCGCCGGCGCGGGCATCTTCTTCCCCAACCCGCCGAACGGCAGTCAGTTCCCCTTGCAGTTCTGGGCGAGCAACAATTCCCGCTCGAACATCGAACTCAGGACCAACGGCTCGGCGCAGTTGCAGATCCGGCGCGGGACCGATGTGCTCTGGACCGGCACCGACACCGAGCCGACCAATGTCTGGCTGCACTACGAGATGAAGGTGGTCTTCGACCATACCGCCAATGGCGCGGTGACGCTGCGCCGCAACGGGCAGGTTGTGGTCGCGCTCACCAACGTCCAGACCAAGATCGCCGCATCCGACAACATCGACGCAATCCGGATCATCGAGAACAGCGGTTCGGGCCAGCGGGTGCGGATGGACGACCTCTACATCTGCGACGGCTCCGGCACCAAGAACAACGACTTTCTCGGACAGATGCGCGTGCGCACGCTGTGGCCGGACAGCGAGGTCCAGGCCGAATGGACGCCGACCCCTCCGGGCACCAATCTGCCACGCATCTCCGACACCACCCCGGACGACGACACTGGCTATGTCACCGCCGACGCTGCGGGGCTGAAGGATATCTATGGCGTCGAGAACCTGCCGGCCTCCGTCGCCACCATCTCCGGTCTCCGGGTGAGTTATCGCATGCGCAAGCAGGACGCCGCTGCCGCGCAGGCGCGCTGCTTCGTGAAGTCAGGCAGCCAGACCGCCAACGGGCCGAACGACGCGCCGGACACCAGCTACCGCTACTTCTCCGCCCTGTTCGTCACTGACCCGGCGACCAATGCAGCCTGGACGCCATCCGGAGTGAACGCGGCTCAGATCGGATTTGAGCGGACGCTCTGAGCCGCGATCATGTCCGTCATCCGCGTCACCCAGGAGGTCCTCGAAAGCCTGGCGGAGGCAGATGCGCCGGTCGACGTCACTCAGGCGGTTCTCGAAGTCCTTGTCGAAGAGGTCGTCTCGCCACTCTTCACGCAGATCGTCGCCGAAGCCTTGGCGGAGGACGGCGCGCCGATCAATGTCACCCAGGAAGTTCTTGAGGTCCTGGCGGATGACAATGCGCCGATCCTCATCACGCAGATTGCGCTTGAGGTCCTGCATTCCGACAGCCTGCAGGGCGACGAGGTGTCCAAGGTCTGCCTGCTCTGGCGCGTGAAGCGGACCGACGGCGTGGAGCAGCGGTTCGCGGCGCTCGATACCAACGTCTCCTGGGGCGGGCAGACATGGACGGCTGCAGCGCCCTTCGACGCCACGGCGGCGGAGGCGTCCCGCAGCCTGGCCGCCGGCCAGATGGAGGTCGCCGGCATCCTGGCGTCGTCGGACATCACCGCCGAGGCGCTGCTGAACGGGCTCTATGACGATGCCGAAGTGACGGTGCTGCGGGTGGACTGGTCGGCGCCGATCCGCGGCGCGGAGGTCGTCCTGGCAGGTCGCATCGGCAAGGTCAGCGCAGGAGAGACGCGCTTCGAGGCGGAACTGCTGCTGCCGGCGGCATTGCTCGACCGTCCGGCGCTCGACCTCTACTCGCCGGAATGCCGGGTTGATCTGTTCTCCGCTCCCTGCGGCGTTGCAGTCGGTCCCTGGACCCGCACCGGGACCATCTCCGCCGTCCTGTCCGACACCAGTTTCGAGGTGAGCGGCTTCACCGAGCCGGCCGGCTGGGCGACCTACGGGCGCGTCACGATCACCAGCGGGCCGAACAACAACGCGAGGCGGGAGATCAGGGTCCACGGCGCCAACGGGCTGATCGAGCTCTGGGAGCCGTTTTCCGCCCCCCTGACGGTCGGCACCAGCGTCTCCATCGTCGCCGGCTGCGACAAGCGCCTCGCGACCTGCCGCGACAAGTTCTCCAATGTCCTGAACTTCCGTGGCTTCCCGCACGTCCCCGGCACCGACGCCGTCTTCCGCTACCCGGACGCGAGATGAGCGCGATCACCGGCGAGGACATCGTCGCCGAGGCGCGGCGCTGGATCGGCACGCCATGGCGCCACCAGGCCCGCCTGCGCGGCGTCGGCGTGGATTGCGGTGGCCTCGTCGTCGGCGTCGGCCAGGCCCTCGGGCTGCCGGTGCGGGATCATCCGCCCGGCTACGCCCGCCTCCCTGACGGCGTCTCCCTGCGCGCCTGCGTCGAAAGCCAGTGCAGACGCATCGCTGCCCTCGAACCCGGCGCGATCCTGCTGATGCGTTGGGAGGCCGATCCGCAGCATCTCGCCATCGTCAGCACCCTTCCCGAGGGTTTCGTTGGCATGATCCACGCCTGGGCCGGCCTCCGCCGCGTCGTCGAGCACGGCCTCACCCCGGAATGGCAGGCACGCATCGTCCGGGACGAAGGCGGGCCGCTGATCTACCGTTTGCCGGGCGTCGCCTGACATGGCCACCCTCGCCCTCTCCGTCGTCGGCTCCATCGTTGGCGGTACCGTCGGCGGCCCCGTCGGAGCGGCCATCGGCCGCGGCCTCGGCGCGCTGGCCGGGGCGGCCGTCGACAACGCGCTGTTCGCCCCCAGGGCCGGCAATGCCGAGGTCCAGGGCCCCCGCATCGCCGATCTCGCCGTCACCACCTCCACCTATGGCGCCGCCATCCCGCTCGCCTTCGGCCAGCGCCTCCGCATGGGCGGCAACATCATCTGGGCCACGCCGCTGATCGAGACTGTCACGGTCACCACCAGCAGTCGCCGCAGCGGCAAGGGCGGCAAGCGACGCCAGACGGTGACGCAGACCACCTACACCTACGCTGCGAACTTCGCCGTGGCCTTCTGCGAAGGACCCGTCGCCGGCATCCGCCGCATCTGGGCCGATGGGAAGCTGATCTACGACCCTGACGCCTCGCCGCCGCAGACGCTGGCCGATGGCCTGCGCATCTACCAGGGCACCGAAAGCCAGATGCCGGACGCGCTCATCACCGCCTATGTCGGCGCTTCCACGCCTGCCTATCGCGGCATCTGCTACCTGGTCTTCGAGAAGTTGCAGCTTGCCGACTTCGCCAACCGCATCCCGCAGATCACGGCCGAAGTCGAGCCGGGCGGACAGACTCTGGCGGCCGCCATCCACCGCCTGGCGACGCGGGCCGGCGTTCCGACCGCTGATGCCGCCTCCGCCACGAAGCCCCTGATCGGCTACGCGGTGGCGCGTCCGATCAGCGCGCGGGCGGCCATCGAAGAATTGATGCTGGCCTATTCGCTGGTCGGCGTCGGCATGCCTGGCGGCGTCGCCATCCGTCCGCGCGGCGTCGGCAGCCTCGGCGGCATGGACGAGTCCGCCTTCGGCGCGCAGGAGGAGAACAAACCGCAGGGTGACCGTTGGAGCATGATCCGGGCGGAGGAGAACACTCTGCCGCGGGAGTTGACGTTCACCTACATGGACCTTGCGCGGGACTACCAGCCGAACACGGCGCGCAGCACGCGCCAGGACGGTTCGGGGCTGGCCAGGGCGGGCTACGATATCGCCGTCGTGCTGGATGCCGACGAAGCCAAGGCGCGGGCGGAGCAGGCGCACCGTGACCTCTGGGCAGGGCGCAACACGGTGGAGGGCCTCACCCTCCCGCCCGCCTTCACGACGCTGCAGCCGGGCGACAGCCTGGACGTGATGCTCGCAGGGAGAACGCGACGGCTGAACCTCACCCGCGTCACTGTCGCGCC